GCAAATATTGAACCACCGTTTATACATTCTACAAAATCGTCCCACGAAGGACCTGTAGATGCCATCATAGAATCAATAATAAAAGCTTTGTCCCCTTTTACCCCAAAATTTCTGTAAGGGTCATTTGCATAACCTACAATCATCTTGTCTTTATACTCGAAAGGTTCTTTACCAATCAAAGCACGGTAATCTGCAAAGTCCTCTGTAGACATACCAACCTCTTCATCATCTTTACTTAAAAGAATAATCTGTGTCGGCATTGTCACAATATTGTCGTCCCAATCAAAAGCATAATACTTTAAATCAGGATTACCTTCAGGGTCAAAACCTTCACGAAGTTGTTTTTCTTCGTAAAACTCTTTTATGATTCTTCTAATAGACATTTTATTTATTTTTCATTTTTTCAATTAATCTTTCCAATTGAGCTTCAGAAATAACAATATTCTGAGGTTTTTTAGAAAAAGACTTTTTGCCATTGGATTTCATCTCCATAGCTTCATTTAAAGTTTTCTTTTTAAATTCCATAATCTTATTTTTAGTTAAACGTTTAATAAAAGGCTAATGGGGACCACAATATTTGTAGTCCCCATATTATAAATATATGAGTTATTAAATATCCTCAAAAGATGCACCTGTCGGAGTAATCAAGAATTCAATATCGATGAATTCAAGAGCTCTTGTTGGTTTTAGATAAATCTTACCTGTTAAGGTATTTGAATCTAAATCTTCAGGTGTGTTAGATACAACCACTCTAAAGTCAATTAGACCACGGTCTCTTCTGATACCATCTAAGATTGGGTTAACTGAATCCAAGAATTCTTGTCTTACCTGTTCGTCATTTTGTTCGAACAACAATCTTACCGCCACCGCTGAGATTAACTTACGTGCCTGTAACAACAATCTTCTAACGTTAATTCTGTCAAGTGCAGATTCTCTAACTTGAGTAGTTTTGTTACCCCAAATTACTGTTCCCACATCTGAGAACGTTGCGATTGGGTTCAATCTACCTTTGTAAAGAGTGTCTCTGTCTTCTTGAGTCAACTTCTTACGTGCCTTAATTGAGTTTACCAAACCACGTGTGTAACCCGCTGAAGCGAACCAAGGGAACGCGATGTTATCAGTCAACGCCAAGTTTCTTACAACCTCTGCAGTTGCAGGGATATAAATTTGTGTGTTGTTAACTGTATCTCTCGTTAATACCCATGGGTAATAAGTTGCAGTGTAGTTAGAGTCAATACCTGTTGCTTCTAAATTATCTACCGCTTCTTCAGGGTAAATAAAGTCAGTATCAAAACTACCTAATGTATTTGTGAACATTTGATAATCAGGGGTTGTACAGATGTAGATTGAATCCGCTCTGTCTGTTTCAACCATATCAATAGCCTCTTCAACCAAGTTTGAGTTATTAACATAGTCAATACCTGGTGTTACAAATACGTTGATGTTTACCGCTTCAGGGTTAGCAAATGTTTGTTGTGCCCATAAGTAAGCGTAGTAGTCAGTGTTACCCCAAGTTTCTTGGTTAGGTCCTGTAATTTGTTTGAACGCTCCCCACCCTGTTGAGTTTGGATAACTGATTGATGCCGCCGCACCTGCTCTGTAACCCGAAGCACCTAATTGGTATCTGTCACCATTTGTTCTATACTCACGGTAAATGTCCCATCCATCAAAACCACCTGAAGGTGCAATTGTGAATTTACGAGCATTTAATCTAAAGTAAGGGTTACTTTCATTTTGTGGTTCACTTCTAAATTCAGCATCACCCACTTCAAACGCAGTTTCACCTGAAGTTGTGTAATTAGTAGGAATTGTAACAATAGTTGCTCCTGAGTCCATGTGGAAACCTTTTGTAAGGTATGCCCATGGTTGAGATGAAGTGTCTGTTGCCAAATTGGTTGGGTTTTGTTTTCCTTTATATTGGAAGAAGTCAGAATCGATACCCACGGTATTAGAAACACCTAAGTATACTTTTCTTACTTTGTCACCCGCAGCTCTTGTTTCATTGTCCGCACCTGAAGCCGAACCAAATGGTGGGTTATAAATAACTTCACCTGGAGTATAATACTTAGTTTTATACTCTAAGAATGGTGACTTAACACCTGAGTATTGTCTTGTTTGGTATCCACGGAAACCACAAGGAAGTGCATCTGTTGGTGCATCTTCATTAACTTCCAACATAATAAACTTAGACTTCAATTCAAACTCACCATTAGATGTACCCACTTTTTTAGCGACAAAACTATTAAGGTTAGGGTCCATAGTACAGTTTGTGAATTTCTCTAATACTACAGGGTTAGCGTCCGTATCAAAATAGTCACGAACAATAATATCAAACGTTCCATTGTTAAATGAAATGTTTGCAATTGAAATTTTTACTTCTCTGTTTGCTGAGTTACCATCAGAAATGGTGATGAACTTAAATAGGTCATATACGGTGTTACCTCTTAATTCAGAAACAACATATGGTGTTTCAGGAGTTTGATAACGGTCTAAATACCAACCAATACCTGTATTGTTCGTATCAGTTCTTGCACCTTCTAATGCTAATAAGTCACAATCTAAACCTCTAATCATACCTTTTCTATAACCAATGTTCAACATTGTGTAATACTCTTCTTCTAAGAATAATGGTACCTCAGTTCTTGGTTTAGCAAAGTTTGACTTACCAAATACTTTTGAAATATAGTTTGATTTTGAAATATCAAATGATGTCTTAAACTCAAAACTATTACCACCCGCAGTTAAACCTGAAATTGAGAATGTTGCGAATGGATTTTTAGTTACCGCTGAATATGCACCTGAACAATCCATAACAACATCAGTCAATCCTGATACTTGATATACTGGACCATCATCAGATGAATATGTTGCAATACCTCTTGAACGCAATGTTGCGATTACTAAGTTATGGTATTGTTCAATTGGAGTACCTGAATATGATGTAACATAAAATTCAGCAGTTCCACTATACTCATCACCTGTTGTATTAGTCAAAGTTGATACACCAGCACCAAAACCGTAACCTGTATATACGTTAGCACTCTCACTAAATAATGCGTAATACCAAGGGTCATTAGTTGAGTCAGTCAATGTGTTTGCAGTAAACTGAATTGCATTTGCTTCAAGAATATTTGAATTCGATGAATAGTTAGGGGTTGCACCTGTTACACTATCAAAAGTAGTTCCTGATACTGAACCCCAAAAGTATGCCGTCTCACCTGATGCTGTTGGGTCTGCGATTTCACTGTAGAATGCAGTTTCCATATCAGTTAATATTGATGACTCACCACCTGTATAAGTTGTATAAGGGTCAGTAATAATATTTTGTATTGCCGCTGGTAATGCAGAATAATCAGTAATTTCAATTGAACTACTTGTACCTGAAATACCTGAGAAAGAAACAGTAAAAGGTCCTGACACTGAAGTTACAGTAATCCCCGTACTGTCTACGTTACCTACCGTTTTTATTGACCATGATGGTCCCGCGTCATAACCAGATAGACCTAATATTCTTGTTACAAACAACTGATTTGATTGTTGTAAGTATGCCTTAGCAATGTAGGCTGCCTCATATTTAGGAATCTGTGTATTGACAAATTTTGTTGGATTTGTACCACCGAAGTAAGTTGTATACTCGTCAAAGTTTGTGATGAAAATCGGTTCAAATGCTGGACCCGATAACGCTTCACCGACAATACCAAGAGTAGTAACACCTACACTCTGAGCTACAAAACTTAAATCTCTTTCCGATGTATAAACACCAGGAGAAACGAATACTTTGTTTGCTGTCGCCATGTTTTAAATAATTTCTAAAAGTTTTATTTATTAGATAAATATTGTCAAAAACACCAAAAAACTTTTAAGTTAATTTCATATTTATAAACAGTAGGAAAATATTCTACCTTTTTTCTACCTTTTAAAAAAACACTTATGAGTAAAATTAAAAACATAAAAATTTCACCTGAGTCTCACGAGATGTTAAAAAAACACTGTGAAAAACACGGGTTGAAAATTTATAAGTTTTTGGAAAAATTGATTGAAGATAACTGTAAGGAAGTCACCGATATATACGGAGAATAATTATTGTAACCTCAACTTAGTTTTAAGAGTCGAGACTTTTGTATTATCGTTTTTAACAATATCTATTCTGATATTGTCATTAGTATTAATTTTAACCATACCAACATCATCACCGATGTAGTCATCGTTTATATAAACAGAATAACTATCGACATTATCGGTTTCGTTGATTGTCATGTCTACCATATATCTATATATCTCACTTAGCGAGTCAGTACCAACAGGATATATAACATCCAAATCAAAGTTTGATGGATTTGAAGGTTCTTTTTTAGCCCTCCTTTTTCTATTAAAAGTATTAACTTCCAGTAAAGTTGCCGCTCTTGAAATTGCTGGGGATACTTCAAATTCCTCTTCATCCATTAAAAATCCTAACATTGTAAATTCATAGTTTTGGATGTAGTATTTTCTCTTTTCAATATCCGCAACAGATTCATCAGTAATCCCGTTCATAATAATAGGTATGTAGTGACCCTTCACAAAAGTATATGCTTGACGAGATGAAAATTTTTGTAAGACATTTTTATTGAACTCGTTTAAGTGTCTCATCTTATTACAGAATATCTTTACATTAAATGTAATATCAACAGGTATCGGTTGAGGGATTTTGTATATGTCCATACCTTTTCTTTGTCCGTCCCATGTCGGAACTTTGGCGTAATAAAATTGTTTTCTGTTTGGTATGGTATATTGAAGTGATGGGTTTGAACCATATGGTACTTCAGGTTTTCTAACCGTTGCAATAAATGGTGGTTTTATATTCTTATCCAAATCCTGAAAGTTCCAAGTTTCTGTAAACTGAGCCCAGTTCTGAGTTGTAATGATAATATCTACAGGATTTATTTTTTTCCCATCAACAACTGTTTCCAATTCATTCTTAACAAAATCTAACATACCACGGTCCAAATCAGCATGAAGAATAGATTTTGGCAAATAGGTGCCGTCCTCTTGAATAAAATCCAATAATTCTTCTCTTCGTTTAAGAAGGATTTTTTCAGGAGTTAAGGGTAAGTGTTTTTTTATTTTTTTTGGTAATCCCATTATCTTTTAATTTCACTAATAAAGAATACTTTATTTTTAGCATTAACCATTTCTACTTCTTTTGCATTATAGATTGGTTCTTCAGTATCCTTCATAACAAACGAGTCATATTTGTAAGGATTATAGGTTACAATATTACTGTTTGGTTCAGCAGGAATATTTTCACATGGATACTCACAATAGTCAACTAAAGTACCAATAACAAACGCGTGTACATTTTTTGACTTTTCTCTTCTTACTTTATCTTTACCACCTTCTCTTACTCTAAATTCAACA